GTTGGTTGTGGAAACCGACACGGTACAAACACGGTAGTGCTATGAAAAATGACACGGGTTCAAATCCCAAAAGAGCCTCCATCTCAATCCGCTTTCAAATAGCGAATTAAATGCTCAATCTTCTTGAATAACTGATTGAACGAGAGCGGATTTAGCTGGAAACAGCGTTTTTCATAATAAAAAAATCTCCTTTAGATTGGTTAGCCCCTAGCTGCTTTCACACTTTGGCACTAGGGGATTTTTTTAACCAATATTCACTAACCATACGAGGTAACGCTATGAACAAGTTAATCAATTTTCTTAAAACAACTGCTTACACAATCGCAACTACAATTTTAATCTGTCTAGTTGCTATGACAATGCTAACCGCTCTAGCAGCACAAGCAAGTGAGCCGACAGCATTAGAGCGTGAACAAGCACGCATACAGTGGATTGCTGAAAACGGGCAATATCAGCCAAACCTTACAGAGCCGGCCAAACAAGAGGCTATGGCATACACAGATATTAAACAAAAGGAATTAGACGATGCCAAGAATTAGATACACATCAGAAGTCAAGATAACCGAGACAGAAAACGGTTTTTTTATCGCAAGTCTAATCATTAATGGAGTGATTAACCACTCTACATATCCGCAACGCTCACAAAAAAACGCAATCTTGTTAATTAACAGACAAATTGAGCGTTTTAATGCTATGAATGAGGTCAGATTACCGCTATACGGGCAGAAACAAAGAAAGCCTAAAGGTACTAGCGACAAAATGAAAAAGGCTGGCATAACTCGAATGATGGAGTCTTGGGTTAAATCTTTGGAGTTGTTTAAAGATTACACCAAGCAAAGATTAAGCCAACCGGAAGATGAAAGACAGATTTACTTCTCAAGTGCTGATTTACATCGCCAATTTAAGTTTAACCTATATACAAAACAAAGCGTAGTTCACAGCGGACTACTTGCACCGCCTAAAAATGTAGTATGGCAAGGTCGTAGAGCTTTGATTTCTACGTTTGACGAATTGACAGAATACTTTGGAAAAATTGAGGTGCTGATAAATGAGCATAATAGCGGATTGGGAACGCCAAGAATTCAATAAATGGGATAGACAGTGCAGCAAAGAAGATGACTACAATCGAGCGATAGAAATGGAAATAGAGGCTATTAAAGAAAATATCTCTAACTGTGATGATGATGTTATATGTTCTTTTAGAGAGAAGATGCTTGATTATTGTGAGGTTATCAACGCCTTTGATGATGATACATTTAATGATGATGAATTTATAAAGGCGATTGCACTTGGCACTGACTACGAAGAAATGCGAATTAAAATCTTGACCGCTATGGCAGAAGATAGATTAGAACAGTTAGAAAAGGATTACAGAAATGGATACATCCTTAATGATTAACCGGCAAGAAAATGACCGCTCCGCTAGTAAAGAGCAGGAACAAAAGTTAAATGAATTTCAAGATTGGCTAATGAGTGGAATTATCGACCCACAAAGAGCAATGGAAATCATTGAGCTTTATTACAAAGAAATGCCGTTTTAGGTGAACAAAATGAAAATCTATATTGATATTGAAACAATCCCTACACAAAGCAAAGAGCATCAAGATTTTGTGTGTGAAAACCTTAAGCCGCCTTCTAATTACAAGAATGAAGAAACGATTAATAAATGGCTTGAAGAAAACAAAGAGCTTGCAGTTAATAAGACTTCTCTAGATGGTGCGTTTGGTGAAGTTGTGGTGATTAGTGCGGCCATTAACGATGACGAAGTGATTACATTCTATCGCAAGGATTGGCAAGTCAAAGACCGTGAGAAAGATATTCTGACACGGTTTAATAACTGGCTAAAAGAGCAAGCGAACCGATGTAAAACCGTTCCAGTATTTATCGGACACAACGTAACAAGTTTTGACGGATTGTTTTTATGGCAGCGCTACATTATCAATGGCGTGAAACCATATTACAAAATGGATAAACGAAACACCTACGACACAATGTGGGAATGGTGCGGATATAACCGAGAATCGAAACCTAGCCTTAATAAGCTGTGCCAAGTGCTTAATATCGAGCAGAAAGGCGATATTGACGGTTCTAAGGTGTGGCAAGCGGTGCTTGATGGTCGCATTGATGAAGTCGCTGAATATTGTGCTAAAGATGTTGAGCGAGTGCGAGCGATTTATAAACGAATGAATTTTGAGGTGTAGAAATGGCAGAGAAAAAACAATCTCTACAGCGTAGAGCGTGGGATTTACTAAGTAAAATCAACGTAAACGATAAAACAGAAACGAAAGGCTCCGGGAAACTCGATCTAACCTACCTCTCTTGGGCGTGGGCTTGGGGCGTACTTATGGAGTATTTTCCCGAAAGCATTTACGAAATACATCAAGATAAAATTATGCCAGATGACTCTGTAATGGTATCGGTAACGATAACGATTAAAGATGGTGATGAGCAATTTAGTCGCTTTATGTGGTTGCCTGTAATGGATCACTTAAACAAAGCTATCAAAAACCCAACAGCTACGGATATTAACAAGGCGACTATGCGATGCCTTGCGAAAGCTATTGCAATGTGTGGGCTTGGTCATTACATCTACGCTGGCGAAGATTTACCGGTAGATGACGAAACCCCAAAGACAAAATCACAAGAACCCTCTCAAAAATCAACCCAGCAGAATGTGAATTCTACTCCAAGTGAGCATTATCACGATGATGTTGAGAATTTAAGAAAGAGACTTCTTGGCAAAACAAAAGAACAAATTGAAAGCGAACAGCTTTACGATAAATCAATCAATTGGTTGAAAGAAAATAACCCTGATTTGATTGATGAATATAACTTGGTGTTTAACGACTTCTTAGGAAATTTACTATAAGGAAACAAAATGAGCGTGAATAAATGCCTTTTTATCGGCAACCTAACCGCAGACCCTGAAATCAGAACAATGCCTAACGGTGAGCAAGTGGCTAACTTTACCATTGCTTTAAATGAACGCTACAAAGCGAAAGACGGAAATATTGTAGAAAATGTTGAATATGTTCGCATTGTACTCTACCGCAGATTAGCCGAAATCGCAGGCCAGTATCTACATAAAGGCTCACAAGTTTACATTGAGGGGCGATTAAAAACTCGTAAATGGCAAGATAGCAACGGACAAGACCGTTACACCACAGAAATTCAAGGCGATAACTTACAGATGTTAGGCGGTCGCCAAGATGATCTAAAACAAGCAAAACAAAGTAAAGCCAAACCAGAGCCATTAAGTGCAATGGCTGAACAAGATGATGGATTTAACGATGGAATTCCGTTCTAGGGGTGAGCTATGAGAAAGAAAATAACCTTAACATCATATAGAAACACTCCAATAGATTTTAGTGTTGATGAGATTGAAAGCATTGACATTGTAGACGATGTAACATTCATAACAACTAAAGGTAATGTGGCTTACTTTGTAAAAGAAAGTAAAAGCCGAGTGTTAAGAATGATTGAGACCGCCAAACAAGGCGGTTTTCTTTTGGGTGAAAGAATGGAAAAAGAACACGCAGAACACGAATTAGCGGAATTACACGAAAAAGAACGGAGTTTAGAAAAGGCTCTTGAGCTTGTGCGTGAGAAAATCCGTGAGTTAGTTAATTACACAGATAAGAACAAGGTATAGAAATGACAACAGAAGATATTCTGAATGAGCGAAGAAATACGCACGGAGACTTTATTCAAGGCTCTGTTACGTTTA